GAAGAATCTGAACCTGCTCCTGTCGTTGAATCTACAAAGAAACTTTCACCTGTAATATTAATGGTTCTTGGTCTTGCTAATACTGCTTGTGCTGTTGCATTTGGACTTGAATTAGGAATATTATCAACTGCTCCATCTATAACAATGTAAAAGAAAAAGTCTTTTGAGGAAGAACCTGCAGGTACAGTTAAAGTTAGATTACCACTAGAGATTTCAAACAATCCTGATGAATTAATTAAACCCTGACCTGAAACTGTAAATGCTTCATTAGTGGTAAAGAAATTATCACTTTCTGTAAAAGTTTGTATTAAAAACTGTGTATTAGCATTTGTTATAGAAGTTTCTCTTGATGCTCCAGAAGTAAAAGAAGTTCCTAGAGCTTGAAGTTCTGTTTGTGTCCCACTACTTTGAGAGTTTTCCGTTGATTGCATCAACTTCATTTGAATTTTGTTTGGTATCTCAGCAACTGCACCACTTAAAGCACCACTTGATGTATAACCTTTTAAAACACCATTAAATCTTGCTTTGACAACAATGGTGTGATCTTGACTGGTGCTTGTATCTGAATTGGTAAGGGTGATTTTTTGCACATCTGTGCTTGTCAAAACTCTTGTATAATCGCTTGTAGATGTTCCTAATCCTTGTGCAATATTAGTTACACCTAATCCTGTAAAACCTGTAACAGAATCAAATACCTGACCACCATCAGTTGTAAATATATTTACCTTTGAAAGTTCAACAGTACCATCTGAAAGAACCCTAAATGGTGCATCAGTAAGGGTGGCACTCCCTGCTGTTAGGATTGTTTGTGAACCTGTACTTCCAGAAATATTTACAGTTCTTGTTCCTGCTCCGACATTTATTTCTTGACCAGTTTTAACAGTTCCAGATATCGTTGCATTTTCTGCTGTCAAAAGACCTGTTTGTGTAACTTGAAAAGGTGCAGAGGTTGGTGTATTTAGATTACCTGCATAAATCCTTAAAGAGTTATGAGAACCATCAAGAACACCTACGTTTGGATGTGTACCTGCAACAATTCTAGTATCAGTTTGAATATCTGTACCTGCAACTTTAGCAAATGAACCATTCACTTCATTAGATGCAGTTCCAACTTTGTTAAAGTATGAAACTGGCACAACTCTAAAATAATATGTTGTTCCTGCAGTCAATCCATCTTCAACTCCAAAACTTGCTTGTTGAACTACATTGGGTGCTGCAGCAATTGTTCTAACAAGATTACTGTTAGTTGCTTGACCTGTTGTAAAAGAGCTTGTGGCTCTATGTATGCGTATTTCTCGCAAGTCTGAAGCATTTGGATTAGTCCATGAAAGACCTATATGAAATGGCTTATCTTGAACTCTTGATAAATCTGAAATAGTAGCAGGTGTATCAGCACCTCCTGTGGCAATAGATATTTCTGATGTTTTATCACTAAAAACATTATTAGAACTAAAATGCCTAAGACAAATAAAATAAGTGGTATCTGGTTTGACATTATTTATAATCTCTTTATTTGAACCCTTACCTGCTAAAATAGAAGAATCATAAGTGCCAGACGATGTTCCATAGAGGATTTCTGTACCTTGCACATTATCATCAACAGCACTACTCCAAGTTACTTTAAGATCATATCCAGTATTGACTTTATCTAAGGTAACTGCAGGACTTGTTGGAGCAGGAACACTAAAACTTCCAGATGATACACTGCTCAAGTCAACGTCTGGTGATGGCGATATGTAATCAGATTGTGCAAACGTCCAAACTGCATTATCAATCTCTTTTAAATCAAGTCTAGTTGCAGCAATTGGGACACCATCTGTTTCAACGATTTCAAGTGCCATACTAATTACTTCAAAGTTTTTGTTAGTAAATCCTAATCGTTCATTAGTTACTTTTACATAATCAAAAGGTTGTAGCTGTAAGAAGTTGATATTACACAACATGCTAATAGTTGTATCTTGCCTAGAATGTAATAGTTGTGTTTTTGCTATTCTTTGTGCCATTGTTGAGGTTTCAGTAAATGGCAACTGCAATTCTAATTCTTTTCTATAATTTGCTTGGGTCTCACCAGAAGGAGTATCTTCACTTAGATATGTTGCACTCGGATTGCTTAGTGGATTAATAGCTGTTAAAACAGGCGTATCAGTGGCAACAAAATCGGCATTAGCATCAGGGAATATTGCTTTTACTGTGTTATAGCATTCTCCTGTATTTGGTTTTGTAACTACTTGTATGGGTTCTAATAGATTATCGTCTGTGATGGTCATATCAGCAGTGCCAGATGCACCTGCAAAAATGCAGAACTTACCATTTACATAAGTGATCTTTCCTGCCATTGAACTTAGAATGCCTTCAAGCAAGGCAGAACCATCGGCACTAAAGTTAGAGAATCCATTACTGGTATAAGAGCTTTCACCAAAACTTAGAGTTGTTGTATTGTTTATAGTTATTGGAGTATCTAAAACTATTTGATGTGTACTGCCACCTGAACCTGTTAATAATTTACTAACTACTTTTACAGTTCCAGTAATACCTGTCCCAGTAACTTTATGACCAACTTGAATAAGTAGATTGTTTGTTTGATTTGTAAGATTTACAGTTGTTGAATTATTTACTGCACCATTATTAACTGCTGTAGTAACTGCATTTAAAGTATCGCAAGTATTTGCAGCTTGTCTAAAACTTCCAAGAAACTCGTTTCCTGTACTTCCTGTTAGATTTAGTTCACTTTCTGTAGCTTTTAATCCATACGTTGTATCTTTTAAATAATCTAAAACGTGAAGTGCAGGATTAGTTGAAAAAGTATGAGTTGCAGGATTTCCAAATGTTTGGTTTGAATCTCTTGGGTCAAAAACTTTTTTACCTTTTACTATGAATGAAAATGGAGGAATACCACCACCAAATGCTTCAGAGTCAAATACCATCTCAACAAAAAGATAAGCACAATTTATAAATTTATCATTTGCACCTAAAGATGAATTACTTGTAATTGTAGAATCTGCTGTTGTTTGTGAGCCATCTTTAAAAACAAATCGCATTAAACGACCACTGCCAAAGTCATTTTCATTATCAGTATTTGTATATTTAGAATTGGTTACAACCCTAAATCCAGAGTTTGCACCTGAACCTGCAACTGACGTAATAGTTTCATCGTTGATTTGAATTGATTCAAGAGATTCTATTTCGTGTCCTGCTAGGACAATAATCATTCTTAATTTATGATTATCTGTTCCTGCAGTTTCTAAATGTGTAACAGTTCCACCAACTCTACAACGTCCATAGATTAATTGTCTTGGTGCTTGTGCATCTCTTCCTGCAATTTTTGAGCCAAAGTTATCACCTACAGCACCCATGTTTTTTGACATCAAGCCACCAACTAATGTTGATAATCCAGTCATTGCTGCCATTCTTGCTGCAGTTTTAAAAACTTCTTTTGCAGCAACCCCAAGTAGCTTTCCACCACTTATTACACCTGCAGTTGCAATCACTAAAAAAGATACTACAAAAACTTTTACTGCATTCTTAACGTGCTTCAATTAATTCTCCATGCTTCTATTATTTTGAAATCTTTGAGAACAACGATACCCTCTTCATTAACACCTAATGTCTTTGCACCATTAAAAATGCCACAGACATTATTCCCATCTTGTTCCATTACAATTAAGTCCCCTTTTTGTAAATAATTCAAATCTACTTTTTCAAGGTCTTTTCGCTTAGATGCCTTCTTAATACTGTTTTTAAGGGTGTTTCCGTAGTCTCTAATCGTTTCTAAGGCACTCTCTTTATCATCCCAATGCAATTCCTTAGGTATCAAAGATTGACCTGTCATCGCCTTTATACAAGCATCCGAAAAAAGACAACAATCCCATTTTCCCCACTCAAAAGGTTTCTCCATGTGAGCTTCAATAAAGTTATCAAATTTGATTTGCCAGTCTATTTGTTTTCTCATTAAGCTGAATTTCCTGAATCAGTTATTTTATTTCTTCCATGCTGAGGTGGATTACCTGTACCTCTTCCACCTGAACCTCCACCAGTATTTGTAGATGATCTTCCCCATATTATCTCTCTATCTGCCATCGCTTGAACTCTGTTGAAACAGGAATCTGATGAATCAATAAATTTTTGTGATTCTTTTGTATATCTTAAATTGGATGGTCTGCTTAAATCTATCAATCGGTTTTCTGCATCAATGTTGATAGTTGAACCATTTGGGTCATCATTAATACTCATGCTTTGCATACGTCCATTGAAAATTGTAGTTGTTCCTGCTGATACATCTGTACCACCAGAAAGAAACCCCATAAAAATTGTAATAGGTCTGTTTTGATAATTTTCTGTAAGTGCCATATCAAGCACAGTAGCATCCATACCTGCAAGAGACACCGATACTCCTGTTGATGTAAGTTCTAAATTATCTTCGGTTTCACTTATCTGTAGAAGTGTCCCAACTCCTAGATAGGTTTCTCCACCAACCGATAAATCACCATCACCAGACCAAACCCTAACAGCACCACTATCAAAGTCAGCTTTAACTGCAAAGAATATTAACTGATGGTCGTCATCAAGAAAATCTGTAAACTTACCTGTAAATCCTTGTCTGTTTGACATTTAAACAACCTCAATACAATTAAAAGTAATACCAAAGTTTGAAATCTGGTCTGCATCCCAACTTACATCTTTTTCGGCTAGTCTAAATAAACCCTTTGCAGGATTATGAAATACTTTAACATTAGCTGATTTTGTTTCTCTAAGTTTTGGCTCAATCCTTACTCCATATTGATTTAGAGCAGAACCACCATTATCTGTTTCTGTTGCGTTTGCTGTAACCATTACATATTGTGTTGGTATATAGGTTGATGCAGAATCTCCTGAAGCTGTTCCTATTCCTAAATAATCTCCTTTCAATATTGTTCCAGATGCACTATTTGAACTCGCTTTAAGATTGATTCCTTTTGCACCTTTGACGTTATCTTTTATTGTGCAACTAGCAACATTTGTTTCTGATACTAAAGTTTGTGCATCCACAGGGTCAACGACTACTTTGCTTGTATTTGTTATAGCAGTAATTTTATGTGTGCCATTGTTTGCAGAATTAGCTGAACCTGTAACAACAATAAAGTCTCCTTCTTTAGAATTAGCAAAAGGAGCAGATGTAGCAGTATCAAGTATTGTATTATCTGTTGAATTGAATGTAAGAGTTTTGTTTGTAGCATTTACCCTTGTTTCAAATTGCAAATCATCAACACTATAATTTCCTCTTTTAACTAAAGCATCAGGGTCTGCAAATCTAAAATTATTTACACTTCCATTTAGTTCTAACAGAAAAGATTGCCAATTAAGAGCTACATCTCTTCGCATCGGTGGAAGAGTTACACTAGCTTCCCAGAAGACACCATCAAATTCTTGGGTTCTTATTTTTCCTGTATAGGGTGATGCTACAGCACCTATTGCTCTGACTAACCTAAAATTACTTCTGACAAAATTAGGTGTAGTTGGCATTGTTATTAGTTTAGCCACCGATCAAACTCCTTCTAAATGAGCCACCCCTCATAGCAGATTCTTGCACAGCACCCTTTGTTACTTCTGCTATTTGAGGTAGCATTGACATAACTTCTGCTCTTACTGTTGGCACAATACCTGTGGAGAAGTTGACGTTTTGATAAATATTAACAGGTTGTCCACCCATAGCATTCTTGCTGTTCATGTTATTGAGTAATGTGCCACCTGTATTTGGAACAAAGATTTCTGCTCCTCTCTCCCCTACAAGTGTTGGGGTGTTTCTTTGTAAAGTTCCTCCACCTGCATCTCCTGTACCTGCAGGAATGATTGATAATTTACCTGCTTCATTTCTTCCTAAAACATCAAAAGTTCCTTCACCAAAAATACCATTTAGTATTCGGTTGACAACTCCAAGTTGTAAGAAGATTGCAACTATCTGACTAACTATATTTCTTGAGAAATCTTTAAATGACTCTAAAGCATCTTGACCTGAAAGGATTGCATTAACAAAATCGTCTGAAAAAGCTAGAGCTTGTGCTTGTATAACTTCTCGTAGATGGTCTCCTATTTTTATTGAACCCTCAGATGCTTTATTAAGACCTAAAATAGCTTCAATAAGCTGATCTACGTTTTCAAAACCACCTAGCATTTCTTTTAAGATTTCCTCCCTTCTTCTTGACTCAGCACCTTCAAAAACTTTAAAGAATTCTCTGTCTGTTCCCTTAAACATAACTCTACCAAACTGAAGTGGCATAGCTATCTTTTCTAATGCAAGTTGTGCAGCAACTGCAGTTTCTAATGTTTCTTTAATTAATTTACCTGTTTCTTTTTGAAAGTCTTCCAGTTTTAATTTTGCAGGGTCTAGTTTTTTTATGAGACTATCTAGAAATGTAAATTTCTTAAATTCATCGCTAGTTAAGACATCTTTCAAAGTTTGACTTGTATTTACTAATTTATCAAACTCGTCTGCACTACCTCTTGCATCTTTATTCATCATTTTAAAAACATCTAAAAGTGTAAGAATATTTTTTATTGATCTTGTTGATACAAATGTCTCAACTAAATTTCTTGCAGAGAGCAGTTCACCAGAAAATGCAGAGGTTTCTGATGTAATTTCAGTTATTTTTTGGGTTAAATTTATTATTGAATTCGCTAATTGCAAAGTCAATCCTGTCAATGCTCCTATTTGTTCTGCAAGTGGCTCAAGTGATTTGACAAGTTCAGTACCATTTTTCGCAAGTTTTATTATTTCTGCATTTAAACCTGCTTCACCAATCTGAACCTGAAACTCGTCTACTGCATCTGATAAATTTGAAAATGCACCAGTAATAGTGTTAGCCCTTTCTTCAATCGCACCTGCAAATCTCTCTCTTCCTATTTTTCTAAGAAATTCAGTGATAGCATCGCCACTTCTTTCAATGATTTCTGTTTGACCTTCAAAGGTTGCTCGTATCTTATCTCCTTCTAATCTAGCTACGACACCAAATCGCTTGAGCATTTCCATCTCACCAGTGGTGGCATTAAAAGTAGCTTGTGCAAGGTCTGTGATACTTTTACCCATACCTGCAGCAAAGTTACCAAAGTCTCTTAGGGCATCTTCACTTGGTTTTACCCCTGCTTGGAATAGGGTTATAAATGCTTGTGCTACTTCATCAACTTGGAATGTGGTTTGAGCAGTAAACTTTCTTATAAGTGCAAATGAAGCAGATGCAGCTTCTGCACCACCAACAACTGCTCTGAGTGTTGCTTCTAAATCTTCAAACTTCCTGTTTGTGTCTACAATGGATTTAGCAAGGACTCCAACTCCAATACCAGAAGCAAGTTGCATAAAACCTTTTTGTAACTTATCTGTTTGCTTTTTTGTCTTGCCAAGTTTGCCATTGACTTTATCAAACTCTTTACGCAGTTGCTTGGTCTCTGCTCTAATTTCAACAATGAGCTTATCAATAGGTGTAGCCATTAGTCTGGGTATAACTCCATAAGTTCTTGTAATCTATCTTGGTTCATAGGGTCTCTATCAGTTGTATCTGCTGTGTTAAATTCTTTGAAACCCTCTATTGCTAAATAGACTTCTGATAGAGATAAGCTCCAAAACTCTTTGGGAGATATTCCAATCATGCCAACACAGACTTGAAAGAATCTTGGGATTGGCAGAGTTTCCACCTTTACTCCACCTTTTCTAACTTTCCCTCGTCTGTTTCTTCCTCTGAATTACCAGTTAAGGTTGTTGTTAATAACTGTGCGACTGCAGTTATTGATTCTAAATAGGATTCACCGATCATATTTTTTACATCAAGTTCTGATACATCATTACCTCCACCTCTTAGTCCGTTGTATAAAACAACAAGAACCTGAGAGACAGTAATCCCTTCATTCATGCTCATATCTTGTGCAAGTTTTATAATGCTTCTGCTTGTAGCATCCTCAATACGCATAATTGCATCTATATTGAGTCTAGCTTTGTATTCTTTACCTGCTAGTGTAAGTTTGTGTTCACCCTTTAACTTGTTTACTGTCATCTGACTTTTTCTCCTTAGATTTACTTGCCTTTGCAAGATTTAGTGTTAAAAAATTATCTCTTACGTCTATTATTGAAGAAACAACCTTATAAGTTTTTTTATCAACTTTTATGCTGTCTCCGACTTCTATGACGTTTGCTACTTCTAGCTGTGATTTATCTGCAGACATCATTGCATCTACAGATTCATCACCTAAGTCTATTTGTACTCTATGCCAAGCCATTATGATGCTGTAACTAGAATTACACCACTTGATTCAAATGTCATAGAATATGTGCCTTCACCATTAAACTCACCTGCATATTCAAGTGATGTTATTTGGAAAGCACCCCTAAATTTAAAGAATGTTG